CGTTGTTCCTCCTTCTCCTGCTGCTCTGGCAGCAACACCACCTAACTGATTTTCAATTATTGTTAATATTTCTGACATGGCTGCTGCTTTTTGATTAGTGTCAGAAAGTGAGAATATTAATTTCTTTTGTTCATCTGTAAATGATATACCAGATCGTCTTAACATACTTAATCCGATTCTTGGTTCTTCTAATGCTTTACCTAATTGAAGTGTAGCAGACTTAACATCTGTTCCCATTACAGTGGCAACATCAGTAGCAACAGATATAGTTCTTTGGAATGCTTCACCAGCAACAGATTTAAAAGTTAATAAAACACCTTGTGCATCTCTCATTTGTTGAACACTAAATAAAGTGTTTTGTGCAAATGAACGAGCCATTAACTCTAATTGATCTGATGTTAAACCTGCAGCACCACCTGTCGCTTTTACTAATGCTTCAAATTTTGCTGTTGCTTGTTCTGCACGACTTGCAGCCATTACTAATGCTCTAAATGCAGCAACTAAAGCAGTTACTGATAAAATTAATGCACCAGCAGCAAAACCTGCACTGCCCATTAACGCACCAAAGGAACGCATACGACCAGCGATTGGACCAAGTGGACCTTGTAATGCAGCAGTGGCAGTGGCAGCATTACTCATTCTTTGTTGGAAACTTTGAGATATTTTATTAGTTTTACCCATGTCTTTTTGAAAAGACTTTTGAGTTCTACTAACACGAGTTTGTGCCTTGGACATTTTAGTCTCAAGGTCTTTTATGTCTGCTCGTATTTTAACTAATAAATCACCTACTGTTGCCATATCTAATCAGGAAACCTCGTCATTAATTCTTCCATTTCATCTCTTGTTACTGGTTTTGTTTTTTTGTTACCACTGTGAAATTCATTATGACAATTTAACGCAACTTCAAATTGCGGATATGTCATAGACCAAAATTCACTTGGTGATATATGCAATATTCCTATCGCAACTCCATACCACCTTTTTATTGGTAAAAATTCTATTTTGATTCTTTTTCGTTCTCGTTTGACTCCAAAGGGAGTTTTTGATTTTCATCTGCTTGTTCTTTCAAACCCATTGCTGTAAGTAATACTTCTGAAACTATATTTAAACATTTACTAAAACCATGTTGTAAACACATATTACCAACTGCTTCATAAGTATATTTACCACCTGCACCTATTAATGCTTCATGTAATATAACAGATACATTACTTACACCCACATCACCAGTACCAAAACCATTAACGATTTTCATAACTGGTTTTCCTAACCTATCTTCAATGCTTGATAAATTTCTAAATGTAAGTTTAAATGGTCGTTCTTTACCAGCAAACTCAAATTTAAGTGTGCCTTCTATATTTTCATTCTGAGATGTCATCTATTTTTTTCTCCTTTTTCTTTTTTGGTTTAGAAAATACTGGTGCTTCAATTAATTCAAGCACAGTAATTTCTTCATGACGAGATTTAACTGCTGTAACAGTGTAATCTTTATCATTGATAGTTACTTTTGAATCTAATTTATATTTATCTTCAACATCAAATGGTAATTCAACAGACCCAGTGCCATTATCAGATGACACTTTTGCCATTGCTTCAACACTTTCACCATTGATAGTGATAGATTGTTTTGCCCATGGCATAATAACTTCCTATTTTTTAGTTAGTTATTATGCTGATGTATGAGTAATTTGACCTGAAGACTCAAGTGTTAAAGAATAAGTCTCTTCGCCATTGTACTCACCAGCTCTTTCATAACTTGTAATTTGAAAGTTACCTACAATGTTATCTCCATCACCAAATACTAATTTGTATGAGTCTATTTGACCTTTTTGTGCTCTTGTTCTTATATCATTTTCAAGAGCAGAATCAGTAAATACACCAGATGCAGATATTGCCATGTTTGATACTCCACCACCTTCAAGTAATTCTCTTGCTTTTGTTACTCCTCCAGACACTAATGCATCTGAATCTTTAGTAGTGATATCAACCATTTCACCATTGATTGTCATTGAAGTAGAACGCAGACCAGCAACAGTGCTTTCTGTTCCACTTAAAGTTGCTTTGAGTAGCAACGCACTTCCTTTTTGTGCAGCCATTTTATATCCTCCTTATAGATAATTTATGCTTAAATTAAATTTAATTCTTTAGTTGTCCACAACTAATTTTGATTCTGAAGTGTTATAATATATTATAAATTAATCGTGAAGTATAGTTCTAAATCGTTGAACTCCATGATAAGTTAAACCATCATTTTCTTTTATTACATCACTAAATTCAAATCTAGTATTAATATGATTAGCACCAGTTACAGATAAATTTTGATTATGTAATAATTCATAAATCCTAGCCATGATTTGTTTTGCTTCTTTTCTGCCTCGATTTCTAGAAAATATATGTATAGTTAAAGTAAAATTATTAAAATCTAAAGTTTTTGCTGATGATTCATCTGTCATAGTTTCCTCACCAATTACAATATATGGGAATGATGTGCCTTGTGGAACATGGTCATGGACTGTTGCACTAAATGTACTTGTTATAGTATTGTCACTATTTAATGTAGTAAATATTGTTTTTTGTAATTCAAAACTATGGTCAGACATTATTTACTTCCTTTGGTTTGTGATTTTTGACCTGCAACTTTAATTGCTTGATTTATTCGTTTTAAAATTTTTTGTCTATTCTTTTCTAATGCAGGAAACATAAATGGTCTTGGTAACATTTTAGAAGTACCAAACTCTAAAAATTTACTATAAAATGCACGACTAGCAATCTCACCACCCATTTTATCAGCATCTATTTTTCTTTTTATATTATTTACTAAAAAACCAGTATCACTTGCTGGTGGTTGTCCTGGAGCAGATGCTTTGTGTGTTCTTCTTGGATTGTATCTTCTATAAACTACACCTGCTTTAGCACCTCTTTGAATAGATTGTTTTGCTTCTTTTTCTACATCTGCTACACTTTTAAAAACTGCATGTGCAATTAATTCTTTACCTTTTGTAGAAATATTTTTTAAATTTTTTTCTAACTCTATGCTACCTACGACTGTTGCTTTTACTTGCGTCATGCTGATATTGCTGTATGCTCCTCTGCTTCTATTTTTAAAAATCTATTCTTTTCTTCTAAATTTAAAATAGATCTTATGTTAAACTCTCTCGTACCAAAAACTATTTTAGTTGTATTGTTTATAGTAACATCATCTCTATATCTTATAAATATTTCATGTGTTACTGGGTTTTCAACTTGCATACCTTGTGCACCATCACTAAATATTTCGTTGCCTTTTTTAGGATTTATAGATGCAAATACATCTGCTATTGTGCTATAACTTTGTGTAAAGCCACCAGCACCATCGCTTGTATTAGTTGAGTTTTGTAAACTAACTAAATGTCTTAAATCTCCAATTTTAGGTTTATCCTTCATCTTTAACAATACTTAATATTTTTTTACGACCTTGATATATTTCTGTTTTTGCATTTACTTTTTTACAAGCAAAAACAACTCGCTCTGGTCTTACAACTCTTTCTGCCATCCTTTTAGACTTCAAGCAATCACTCATTTTTTCTTTATAAGTGTGTTCAATCATATTGCCATTTAAAAACATTAGTAGTGCTACAACAACTTCATTCATTAGTGACTCCCATTTGCTCTTACTTTATCTTTTAGTTTTTCAATTTGGTTCATAACTCTATCCATGTCTTTTTGCAACCTTGTTATGTTTGTTTGATTATTTCTCATTGATTTAATTTCTATTTGTATGTCTTCAACATCTTTTAATAAATCTTCAATCAATAAAAACTGCTCACTGTCTGCAGGAAGACTTCCCATTTCACCTCTGGGCCACTTAATTCTAAACTCTGTATTCTTTTCTAAATCAGATTGCATTAACTTGCCATTAGTTTCAATAATGTTAAGTCTTTCAATTATACCAAAATATGCCCACACACCAATAGCAACTGCAGCAACTATGCTAATTAAATTTTTTAATGGCATACTAATGCCAGTGTTCTCAGATACTTTTACAGTTTTACTCATTATCCTAACCTATTACTAAATCTAACAACCTTAAATGGTTGTAGTAAAGTTCCTAAAGTCATCGGCACTGGTATTGGTTTTTGTTGAATATATAATTCTCTATTTTCATACAAGTGTGATGTGTATAAATTTATTGCATGTTTTAAAGTTTCTGGAACATCTTTTGGTGCAGTACCATAACCAGCAGTAAAAGTTATAATAAAAGCATTAGCAACTCTTAAACTTGCTACATCAGGAAAAGTTTGACTTCTTCTTAATACAATTTTAGGTGTATCAGAATAATTATCTACATAATAATTACTCGTAGCAAAAGTAGATTCAGTATCTGAATCATCATAGTATTTAAAACTTGTAACTGCAACTAATGGTGATTTAGGCAATGTTATAAAATTAGATGTTCTATCCATAAATGGTCCAGTACTAAAACCATCTATTAATTTATCTTCTTGTGAATATGGTATTCTATCTAAAGCAAGTTCATAAGTTTTAGTAATAAAAGAACGACCAGTGTATTCTTCTAAAACTTTTATAGATGATTTTAACATCATTGATAACTCTGCGTCTTGGTCAAAGTTATCTGGGTCAATCCTTAATGCTTGTTTTACCTCTGTCACAGTTATAGGTAAAATATTGCTTTGTGTAGTAATTTTTAATCCAGCCATTAGTGTAAAGTCTCCTTGTCAGTTCTTACATAGTCACCTATTTCTTCATGCATATTTATATCTCTCATTGCTAATAAATCTGCAGCATACAAACCAGCAATTAATCTATTAGGAAAACCAGATATAGTAAATGTAATTTTTGATTCACCATTATCTTGTTCCTCAATACGCATTGTTGTTTTTATTTCAATACCATTTTTCATCTATGTTTTCAATGGGTGACCAGAAGGAAGTAAATCTCTGTCAAATTGACCAGATCTAAATTTACCTGTCCTTACAGCAAATAAAAATGCATTTACTCTAGCATATGCCCATTGCTCCTCACTTCTTACATTAGGTCTTACAGATTGTGGGTTGGTTCTATAAGCACCAATACCTCTTCTGAAAACTGCACCTAACATTCTTAATGTAACTCTTTTACCTTTTTTATCACCATGTTTTTCATTATGGTCTTTTACCTTGTTTTTTAATCCCTCTTTTACTGCAGCAGTAAGTTGTTTTTCTTCTAAATCAACTTGACTTTCTACATCTTGGTCAGTATAATCATTATCTAATTTTTCCTTTTCTTTATTTATTTGAGCAACTTTCTTTTTTGACCAACTAAATCCTGGATCGCCACCCCACAATGCCCATGCAATCCTACCATTACTTGGATATCCTTTTTCTCCAGGACGGAAACCTTGTGCTCTTTTATCAACCTCATGCCTACTGAAAAAAGAAAACATTCTTTTAACAGTGCTTGGAGATAAATTTTGTCCATTAACTAATTGTCTTGCTCTAGCAACTCCAACCATAGTACCACCTCGACCAAACTCTTTTCTCCAATCTAATCCTTTTCTTGCTTCACTTGCCATACCATCAGTTGGCTTTAGATCTATTGCTTTATTTATTTTAAGCATATCATTCTCCTCTGTTATATCATCATCCTCTATTGGATAATCATCTGTTAGTTCTAAACTCTTTTCATCTTCATCATCGCCAACACTGTCACCAGCTAAACTAATTGGCATCATTGCAGCACTGATAAATAATGTATCACCACCTTTTATAGGATCGTAACCTAATTTTTCTCTTGCTTCATTTCTAGTTAATATACCTGAATTTACTCCACTAACAACAGATTCAAAAACTCTTTTTCTACTTTCTGCCATAGCAGGAATACTATCAACATCATATTCTAATCTTAAATCATCTCCGAACTGTGGTGTTAGCCATTCATTTAAGTCAGATTGTATTCTTCTTAATATTGGTATAATTGTTTCTTCATATAATGCAAGTCTTGCTTCTGGCATATTGTTATAAGTTTGTGCATCAGGAATACCAACTAATTGTGCTGGTACACCAAAACATAATGCTATATCTATTGCTGACATTTTCTTTAATACTGAAAAGTCCATATCTTTAGGTGACATACCCATTTGTTGAAATGCAAAATCACCTTCAAGTAACATAGGTCTGCCAGCATTACCAGTACCACTAAAACGACTTTCCATATCTGCTAGTATTTGTGCTCTTTGAGTATCACTTAATTGCACTGTTGCACCTGTTTCATCTTTAGGTTTAAATACAACTGCACCACTAGGTCTAGCACCATTTTGTAATAATGAAACATTATGTCTGTTTGTTAAATTATGACTATCAATATTACTCGCAGCAGCAACTAAAGGAGATAAACCTAGATAATCACTTTTTGGATGAAATAATTTAAAATGTTTTACTGGTGATTCACCTGTTTCTTGATTTACATCATATTGAGATATTGTTTTACCATTTATTGAATAATGATATGCTTCTGGTAAAT